CGGCATGGTTGCGAACCCCTTTGCTGAGGGCAGCACGGTTGGTAGCGGCGCACTCAATGCGCGTAAGAATGTTTACTACCGTATGTTCCGCGTGGACAACCTCCACGGCGTGGCTTCGTAATAGAAGCAACGGTAACGAACCGAACGGGGGAGGGCGAAAGCCCTCCCCTTTTCTTTTCTACATACTAGTATGGCAAACCCATTTTCTTTTGAAGACATTCCCGAAGATATCAAGGATCGGTATCCCGAGCGCATCAATCAGTTGCTGCCCTCGTACTACCGCTTCTATATCTCTAGACTGCCGTACACCACATACTTCTGCCAGAGCGCGTCCCTGCCGACCGTGACTATGGGAGAGGTGCTTATGCCTACTCCATTCATGGCGGTGAAGCAGCCAACGAAACTGGACTTTGATGAATTGAGCATTACTTTCATTGTGGACGAAGAGATGAAGAACTGGCTTGAAATATTCAACTGGATGCGATCCATGACGAATGTGGAAGACTATGAAGAATTCAAGGCATCGAACACGCATCTATGCACAGCCAATCTATTGATCTTGAACAGCAACAAGAATCCAAAATTGAATGTGACTTTCGAGGGACTGTATCCGAGAACCCTCTCGTCCATAGACTTTTCTTCTATTCTGACAGATCCAGAGCCGTTCCAATGTACGGCTACTTTCGCGTATCGAAACTACAATATTGAAGTGTACTGATTTTTGCTTGACTGTACTCCTGTGTGCTGTAGAATCACCACACGGAGAATCGCAGCATGACCCTAGATGAAATTCGTGATGAACTGAAGCGTGACATGGTTTTGGATCAGGCGGCTCTTGACCTAGAGTCGCTGAAGATTCCACAACTCCACAGCAAGTATCTCAACTTCCTCATGGACGAGCGACTTGTACAGCGTAAGACCGAGGCAGACTATAGCATTCTGTTGAGAGCGAAGTGGGAATACTACACAGGAAAGATGTCGCAGGAAGAGTTGGATTTGCGTGGTTGGCAACCGTTCGCCCTGAAGATTCTGCGCCAAGACATTGATCTTTATCTGAATTCAGACGAAGACCTTATCAAGTTGCAGCAGAAGACGCAGTATCAGAAGGAAAAGGTTGCTCTGCTTGAAGAGGTGGTGAAGGAGTTGAACACTCGCCACTGGAAGATCCGAAACGCTATTGAGTGGAGAAAATTCACCAATGGAGAGTGATCTGTTACAAATCGACAAGAACAACTGGTGGGTTGACCGTATGTACCTACAGGATGCTGTTGCTGTGGCAAACAACAGCACTGACACAAACACACAGGTTGGAGCGGTGCTTGTGCTTCCTGCGGGGGGTGTGGTGTTGTCGGGATGGAATCATGTTGTCAGGGGTCTGAATGGCTACCCGAAGAGTGCTGAAACAAAGAACTACTGCACTGAACACGCAGAACGAGACTTGCTGTTCAAGGCTCTTGAGAATGGTCTTCCCACTCAAGGATTGACTGTGTACTGCACTTGGGCTGCGTGTGCGGAGTGTTCACGCTGCATCATTCGCTTTGGCGTGAAGCGGGTGGTCACCCTGCGCCGTTTGGTGGAAGCAACTTCTCCCAAGTGGGAAGAGTCCATACGAAGCGGTTTGACGATGATGCAGGACGCTGGCATCTCTGTAGTTGGTTGGAGCGGAGACTTGGGAACTAAATACAGTATACGGTTCTCTGGTCGGGTCGTAGGAAACGAGGATTTCATCTGATGTTTGACCTTGATGTGAGCGTAGTCGATTCGGTTCATGTGCGTGTGCAGTGCGACAGGGGAATCGCGCATGAACTGTCTGACTACTTCACATTCAAGGTGCCTGGCTACAAGTTCATGCCTGCCTACCGTTCTCGCCTGTGGAACGGTGAGATCAAACTATACAACATCCACAGCCAACTTATCTACGCGGGTTTGGTGGACTATATCAAGAAGTTTGCGGACGAGCGGCAGTACACCGTTACCTTTCCTACGCGAAATGAAATCAACATCACGCCTGATGCTGTAAGAAAATTCATGCAGGATTTCTTACAGGTTCATGTGGGTGGCAAGAAGGTTGACGCACACGAACACCAAGTAAACGCGGTACATCACGCCATGCAGCAGGAGCGGTGCTTGCTCCTGTCTCCCACAGGTAGCGGAAAGAGCCTCATCATCTACACGCTTCTGCGCTACTATTTGGACAAGATCCCATCGGACAAGAAGGTGTTGATCGTGGTTCCAACGGTGTCTCTTGTGGAGCAGATGCTGTCTGATTTCACGGACTACTCGTCTGCGAATGGGTGGAGCGTGAAGAGCAACTGCCACAAGATCATGTCGGGTGAGGAAAAGAACAGCGACAAGCGGGTGGTGGTGTCCACTTGGCAGAGCATATACAAGCAGAGCGAGAAGTGGTTTCAGCAGTTTGGTGCAGTGGTTGGTGATGAGGCGCACCTGTTCAAGTCGAAGTCTCTCACCGCCATCATGTCCAAACTAAAGACCTGTCCGTATCGTGTGGGAACCACAGGAACACTAGACGGCACGAATACTCATAAATTGGTGCTTGAAGGACTTTTCGGAAAAGCGTATGAGGTCACCAAAACAAAAATCCTCATGGAGAAGCAAATACTCAGCGATCTAAAGATTGAGTGTTTGCTACTATCATATCCTGATCTTGATCGTGAGTCTGTGAAGCGAGCGAAATATCAAGACGAGATCAAATGGATCATCGGCTCCAAGCGGCGCAACGCATTCATCGCGGGTATGTGTCAGCGACTGAAGGGCAACTCCCTCATACTATTTCAATTCGTAGAAGACCACGGAAAGGTGCTAAATAGTCTTGTGAGGGCTTGCGTTCCTCCCGAGCGTAAGGTATTCTTTGTGCATGGTGGTACGGAGGCTGCTGACAGAGAAGAGATTCGTAAGATTGTTGAAAGCGAATCCGATGCAGTAATCATCGCTTCATACGGCACATTCAGCACAGGAATTTCTATCCGCCGCCTCCATAACATCATATTCGCCTCACCGTCCAAGTCCCGCATTCGTGTTCTACAGAGCATAGGGCGACAGTTGCGGGTGTCGCAAGACAAAACGGTGGCGCGACTTTACGACATCGGTGATGACCTTTCGTGGAAATCTTGGAAAAACCATACGCTACGACACATGAACGAGCGTATGAGATTGTACGAAGCGGAAGGGTTCGAACACAAACTAGTCAAGATACAGTTAGGAGAAGACGCATGAGAAGAGCCAAGAAATCGGAACTCAGAGTCTTCAAACTTCGTAGCGGTGAAGAAATCATTGCGAAGGTTGCTGGCAAGTCCAAGGACAAGATCAAGTTGCAGCGTCCCATGAAGATCGTGGAGAACTATCAGACTGATCCGTTTACGGGAGCAAAGCGTCAGTTTGTGTTCTTCACGAATTGGCTTGGAAACACCGCAGAACTATCTGCGGACATTCCATTGGACTTCATCGTGGTGGAACTGTCTCCCGATCCCGACATGATCTCTCTGTATTCACGACAGACAGAGGTGGAGGACACAAACAATTCCCCTCAACCAAAGAACCCAAAGTCTCTATTTCCGAACATGACCGAAGCCGACATTCAGAAAATGACTGATGAGATTGACGAAAAACTAGAGGAGATGCTGAAGCAGTTGGCTAGGGAAGAGCCGCGTGGACTTTCTGGCGATGCAATTAAGCCTATCGGAATGGATTGGGATGCCTCCAAGCCACCGCTTAATCCGCTTCCATCTACGCCTCTCCCCTTTATGAATCCTGGCATGGGCATTCCTCCGCGAATGCCGAACTCCATACTGTTCAGCGTGAGCATTCCGCAAGACATACTTGCTGCTTGGGTGGAGAGCGGCTTCATCGACTATTTGAAGGACAGTGTTCAGGACTTTATGAGTACTGATTTCTTGGAAGAGATTATGAATGATGAAGAGGACGAGGTTCCACAGAAGCCCAAGAAAAAGAAACCCAAGCGGGAGAAGATTTCCAAGGACGAGTGGAAAGAGCCGTCTGATGATCTAAAGAAGAAGCCCAACTACGGCAACAGCCATGATGACTGGTCGCCGTACCTGAAGGACTACTTGCCAGAACAAGAGCCTCCAAAAAATCAAGATGAGGGTTGACAAAAAGACTACATGATGGATAATGATGTGTGAAAGGAACACGATGGCGAAAAAGAAAAGTGAACATTACATAGACAACCAACAGTTTTTTGAAGAGATGCGGGAGTGGAAGACTCTAGTGAATGCTGCGGACAAGGCGGGAACTCCGCATCCTCCTGTTACGCATTACATTGGCGAGTGCTTTATGAAGATTGCGGAGAACCTTTCCCGCAAGCCAAACTTCATCAACTATCCATATCGTGACGAGATGATCTCTGACGGCATCGAAAACTGCCTGCTGTACGCATACAACTTTGATCCGTCCAAGTCGAAGAACCCGTTCTCGTACTTCACGCAGATCATCTACTATGCTTTCCTTCGCCGCATTCAGAAGGAGAAGAAGCAGGCGTACATCAAACTGAAGAAGATTGAGATGAGCGATGTAGACTCGCAGATGAAGAAGTGGTTCCGTGAGAACTATCTGAAGGTGGGCGACAACTTTGAAACGCTGCCCACTTTCCTGACAGAGAACGACATCAACTCGTTTGAAAAGAAGACTGGTGAATCTGAAGCAGTAGTGGAAGAGCCAGTGGAAAAGCCGAAGAAGACCACGAAGCCAAAGAAGCCGAAGGCAAAGGTTTCGAAGAAAGGCAAGAAGAAGTGAA